GAGCTAAGAAAAGTAATTGAAGAGCGCGACAAATGGCAAAGCTGAACGATCTCATAGTAACGATAGGCGCAACGACGCGCGACTTTGACAAGGCGCTTGGCAAGTCCATGCGCAAAATGAAGACCTTTGGCAAAAACACCAAGGCGCTCGGTTCATCAATGAGCAAATCATTGACCATGCCAATCGCTGCGCTTGGCCTTGCTGCTGTCAAGAGTGCTGCTGACCTCGAAACGATGGAGACCAGCTTTATCAGCTTAACTGGTGGAGCGAAGCAGGCGGCGGACATGATGAAGAACTTAAACGAGTTCACCGCAAAGACACCTTTTCAAATTGAAGCAGTAGCAAAATCGGCGCGTCAGCTCATTGCATCGGGATCGGGTATTGATGAGGTCAACGAACAGCTGCAGTTCCTTGGCGACATCGCAGCGACGAGCGGCCAACCTATCGACGAGATAGCGGCTATCTTTTCCAAGGTCAATGCAAAAGGCAAGGTTGAGCTAGAGAGCTTGAACCAATTGGCCGAGCGCGGCATTCCAATCTTTACGGCTTTGTCAGAGGCGACTGGCTTACCAGCTGACAAGCTCGGCGCAGGTGCAGTAAGTGTGGAGCAGTTCAATGCTACACTTAAAGGCTTTGCAACGGAAGGCGGTTTTGCTGCTGGCGCTATGGAACGCCTAAGTCAAACGGCTGCGGGTAAGTTTAGCACAGCCATGGACAACCTAAAGCTGGCAGGTGCTGCGCTTGCTGAAAGTTTAATGCCTGTGGTCAAAGATTTGCTTGACCGCTTTGTTGGATTGATGCAAGCACTTACTAAGCTATCGCCTGAGACTAAAAGATTCGCGTTAATTGCAGCAGGTGTTGCTGCTGCTTTGGGTCCGCTCCTTATGATTTTGCCCGCTATGCTTTCACCTATAGGCTTAGTAGTCGGCGCCATCGTAGCGTTGGGCGTCGCAATCGTAACCTTTGCGGATGAGATTGCAGGACCATTGACAAAGGTGATCAACTTCTTCATCACCCTTTTCAATGAGTCAAGCCTTGTGCGCGGCATCATTGGAGCCATCAAAGGCACCGTGCTGACGGTGTTTGACTTCTTTGCGTTTGCTGTCAACAACGTAATAGAGAGCTTCAAAGACCTTGGCGCAATTATCAAGGCCGTATTTACGGGTGACTTTGCTGCAATTCCTGAGCTGGTCCGTACAGCATTCAGCGATGCAGCTGAACGCACTGCAGAGTTTGGTAAGAAGGCGGCAGAGAACATCCGCACGAGCATTGAGGATGAACTACAACGCGAACCTATAGAGCTGTTGAGCAAGGAGGGCGTGGCACAATCACTGAAGACGCTTGGAGGTTTGACCAACTTGCTACCAACTGCAGGAGGTGGTGGAGGTGCAGGAGTCGGCGCAGGTGAACCAGCAGTTACTGTGCCTGCTGCGCTCAACATCGTGGACATCGACATGCCTGAGGACGTAGTGGAAGAGGAGGATATTGACGCGGTGATTGCGGCAAGCACAGCAGTACAGAACCGCATCAACGCTATGGCGCAAAGCGTGGCAGGTTTTGTAGATAGCGCCTTCCAACAAATTGCAAGCGGCACGGCTACGTTCGAGCAGGTTATGGTGGAGATGATTAAGAAGTTGGCCATGCAGCTGGCGTCGCTGGTTGCACAGTTCCTAATTTTGTCTGTATTGTTTCCGGGAGCTGGCATGGTAAAAGGCGGCTTAAAAATGTTTCTTGGCAGCGGTTTAGGTTTACCTATGATGGCAAACGGGGGACTGTTTACAGGCGCATCACTTGCAATGGTAGGCGAAGGCTCAGGCACCAGCAGTGTGAACCCCGAGGTGGTGGCACCGCTTGACCGCCTGCAGGACATGATGGGCGGCACGCAGGTGCAGGTCACTGGTAAGATTTCAGGACGCGACATCTTGCTGACCAGCGAGCGCAACGCAATTGACCGTAACCGTGTAAGAGGATTTTAATGGCTGACCCGATCCGACTATTCGCTGAGTTTCAAGACGACCTCGGCACAGCGTACAAGCTCAACATTCACGAAGCTGGATACGGCGGCAGTACGCGCGAGTTTAACCTTGGCGCTGATGGTTTTACCTTACGCTACAGCGGCAACAACGAGGACCGCATGCAGCCAATTATTGGTAGCGAGGTGACGTTCACGTTGGTAGAAAACGAAGCGGCGCACACTACGTTTCTGACCGCGTTAGCCACGAGTGAAGACGCCGATTTTACGGTCAGCATATTCAAAGACCCTGACGGCGCCAATACTTTGTTTTGGACTGGCGTGCTGCTGCACGAGCAGGTCGAGCTGCAGGACGAGGCATATCCAATACAGAACACCATGACAGCGGTGGACGACTTGGGTAACCTTAAAAACATTACATACGATAACAGCGGCACGTTTTACACAGGACAGGAAACTATAGCGGCACACCTGACCAACTTGCTGAACAAGACGCGAGCGCTGCACGTATTTGCCAGCGGCGACGTGTTTCTGAAATACGCCAACGACTTTAAGCCGACGACGTTTGTAAGCGCGAACGCCTTGATTGAACTACAGGTTGGGCACGCAGCGTTTTACAACCTTGACGACGCAGGCAACGCGCAAGGCATGGACTGCTTTACCGTGCTCAAAAATTTTGCAATCACTTTTAACGCTCGCGTGTTCCTGCATGAGGGCTGCTTCTACTTTGTGCCTGTAGGTGCGGTCATTAACAACACCACCGTCAACTTGTTTACAGTGACCAAGGCGGGCACCATTAGTGGATCGGCTACAGCAACTGATACACAGCTAACAGTTGACACCGATATGGAACGCATGCGCGGAGGCGTGACGACCTTTTTGCCGCCGCTCAACAAGGTGCAGCGTACTTGGCGCACCGATGCCAACCTGCCCGTGGTCGGTCCTGAAACGCAGTTCCTAAACGCTACATCACAGCAGACGGAACTGGGTACAAACATTACCGACAACAACCTGCTGTATGATAACGGCACGGAGTTTCGCTTGCGCTTTAGGTACACACATGCTTATGACGGTGACGGCACAAGCACAGGTGACGACGTGCCTGCACGCATCTTGCTCAAGATGCAAATCAAGGTTGGTAGCTTGTACTACAACAACGCGGTCACATTCGGGCCAAGCACTATGAATGTGGGTTATGCTGGTGATGCTTACACTATGGACACAATGACCTTTAGCGCTCCAGCATGGTCAGCAAGTGCAGGCCATTTCTACTTTGCCGTGACGCCGACACCAGCATATTTGAACAGGAACAACGGCCTTTTCTACAATATGACGTTCACGCCGCAAGGCTTTGCAAGCATTGCCCAATACAATCAACCCGTGCTGATTGATTTGGATGGCATAACAAGCGCGCAAACAGGATTAACAGTTACCGTCGACGTAGAAGGTTATGACCACGATGGCACGCTAATCACGGACGTAACAGGCACAGACGCATATGGCAAGCTGTCTGACTTTGGTATGCACGTCGTCAATGGCAATGCAACGAACGGCGACCGCGTATTGTATGAGGCCGTGACGACGGCAAACAACCAAGAAACGCTAACGCAGGACGAGGTCGTGATTGGATCAAGTGCGTTTGAAGATTACCGTAACATTTACGAAAACAACAGCTCACCAGCACAACCAGTCGACAGCTTTGCCAGCTTTGCAAACAGCTCGGCGACCTTGAGCATTCACCAGCTGGGTGTCAAGGAAGTAATATCAGGGCAAAACTTTAGCACAAGAGTAAAGCGCGGCAGCTTTTACAAGGCGTTCGTTAGCCCATACCACGCGCTGCTGTTTTCAACGCGCAACTTTTTGCCGTTTGAAACTACGTTCATGGCGCGTGCTGTGCAGACAGAGTACGAAGCCTTCCACATCAGCAGCGACGACACCAACGTAAGCACGCCAACGCCTGAGGTAATCAATGACCGGCCACCCATTGACGACAGTGAGCCAGTGTACGACTTGCGCAATACCTTTACACCTGAAGAAGGCGACATACCGCCCAACATTTTTCAGCGGTTCCTGCAGAGCGACGTGCGTGCGATAGCTCACCGCGACACCTTAGCCAATACAGTGAACGATTTTGACGATCGCATCTTTAACACATGGACAGGCGGCACAGGAACGGCGACGTTGAACCTGCCAGTAGTATCAGGCAACGAAGGGCGGTTGATACGCTTCCATTCTGATACATCGATTGCAGCGAACAAGCGCGTGTTGATACAGCCTAACCCAAGCGACTCAGGTGTCACCATTGACGGCGCATCGAACTATGCCTTTGATAGAGATTACGACGGCGTGGCAATCTTGTGCCATGGCGGGCAGTGGTACGTTGTACAGAAGAAAGAAAAATGATTTATATTATCTTAGCAACCGTGGTGGCTAACATCATATACAAGGCCAAGCAATATGGCCGAGGTGATATAGCCGACGTTATCATACTAATTGCAGCCATCTCTATAGCCCTATTATGAGATACTTCAACTATCATGAGTTTGACAGCCCCGACGCAATCGGCAGCGGAGAACAAATGATGGACGAGGTATTTTTGGAGATGCTGGACAAGGCGCGACACCTTGCTGGTATTCCGTTTCACATCAATTCAGGCTACCGCTCACCCGATCACAACCGCAAGGTGGGCGGCAAGAAAGACAGCGCACACCTTAAAGGCTTGGCTGCAGACATACACTGCGTAGATTCACGCAGCCGCGCCTACATCTTAGGTGGCCTCATCGATGCAGGATTTAACCGCATCGGCATAGCAAGCACATTCATACACGTTGACGACGACCCCAGCAAGGACGCTGACGTGGTTTGGTTATACACATGAAGATTGAACAAATCAGCCGCACCGTCCACGCTGTCAAGCTGGACAAGCAACCGCAGCGTATGCTGTTTATTTCTGACGTCCACTATGACAGCGTAAAGTGCGACCGCGTGATGCTGCGCAGGCACCTCGACGAAGCCAAGCGAACGAACACGCCCGTGTTCATCTTTGGCGACTGGTTCGACTTGATGGGTGGTAAGTACGATCCGCGCTCCAGCTACAGCGACATCCGACCTGAGTACAAAAGCATCACGTACCTCGACGACGTCATCGAAGACAGCGCCGAGTTCCTGACCAAGTACAAGGACATCATCAAGTTCTTTTGCCGTGGCAACCACGAGACCAACATTGAGAAGCGTATGCACACCAGCCCGCTCGACCGCGTGGCGTACATCGTGAACAAGAACGGAGGCAACATTACAGTGGCAGGCTACAGCGGCTGGCTGTGGATGCAGATGTACACAAAAGGCAAGCGGCGCAGCTCGACGTTCGTACACTACCATCACGGCATGGGTGGCAACGCTCCACGATCTAAAGGCGTGCTGCG